GCTTCTGGAAGGATACAGCCTTAGCATGAAACTGACAGACATCTTCAACAAGAAGTCAGGTCCCGATGAAGCAAGGCTAAATCTCGCAAGATGGTACAATGAAGTGGAAAAGTTTGACTATATGGAGTTCAACAAGGTACTTGATACCTTTTCAAACCATAGTACGACCATCATAAATTATTTTGAAGAACGATTGACAAATGCTTCAGCGGAGTCGTTCAATGCTAAAATCAAAGCTTTTCGAAGCCAGTTAAGAGGGGTGGCTGATCTGAAGTTCTTCATGTTCAGACTGGCTAGGCTATACGCTTAAAAGAAAGCTTGCCAACCCGGAAAATCCGCTGACCCTCTTTTTCTTTCTGAAAACATTTTTTTATACGTTTTTCGAGCCCGAAAACGTATACCGTTAATGAATTCAATTATTTTTGTCCGACTTTTGTCCGACTGTTTTAAAAGTAAAGAGGATAAAAGATTGTGATTCAATCATTTATCCTCTTTTTAGTTGCGGAGGCCTGACCTTATTTGTCTTTTTATAAGATGATTGTGATTGAAAATCAACGATATACATTCCCGAAATGGGTTAAAATTATATGTGTGAGTCCGAAATATGTCCTATTTATTTTATAGATATAGTTCCCTATCGTTTTGATTATTAATATTTTTTTACTATATATTCTATCTCTCCAAATCTGATCCGCTTGCATCGGCACATATTGCATTGTCTTCCACTTGGGCATGTTTTTTAATTGTTTTGAGTTCACCTTTTAGTTCTCCCACTTCCAAAAGCAATTTCTTGTTTTCGATTTCAAGCTGATTATATTTTTCTAAAAAAAAAGAATTGTCAATCTGCAAATTTTGTTTGCAGAGCAAGATATCTCCTTCTCCAGTAATAATCCTCATGATATTAACTGAAGGGTATTTGACATGTATATTTAGCAGTACTTCTGTTGTTATGTCCTTTTTTAAATTAGCTATGTATGATCTGCTCATACCTATATCAATGCTAAATTGATTAGCTGATATATTTAGAGCTTCACAGATGTCAAGTAAGCGTTGCTTTATCATCATATATATAATAAAAGTTAACATGATAAATATAAATATCATTCTATTTGTATATGATAAATGTAGTTATCATATTTGCATCATGTTAATAAATTCACGTAGCTAAGTTAGTAAAAAGAGATATTAAACGAATATAAAACTTTAATAATTTATCAATTATGGTATTTACAGACTACATGAAGAGCTTGCCGAATCAGCAGATGGATACTATTAAAAAGTTAGCAGAAATCACGTGCTCTACTCCGGCATCGGTGTACAGGTGGATAAACGGGTTGAATCCTCCTGCTCCTATTAAGCAAAAAATCATAGCCGAATATCTTGGTATGAGTGTTGAAGAATTGTTCCCATCTAAAGATGAATGAGATAGCCAACATAGAGTTCTACAACACGCCCGAAGGGGATGTTATGATGAAGGAGTTAGGGCGGCCGGCTGTGGTTTTGGATGAGAACAACCGTCCGACGATAGAGTGCATGTTATCAGTTATTCGAGATCGATACCCTAAAGCACATACCCGTTTGATGCAGATTTATTCAAGCAGTACAATGAATCGTTGGTATTATGAATTCCGGGTTGTTCATCGATTCATACGCTGTAACTTCGGCGAATATGATCAGCATAATTTAGATATAAACAGAGATGGCCTATTTGTTTTCGAAGAGGTTAAATGTCCTCTTCGGGGCGAGTGTGAGCATGAGGGGGTAATATGTCGTCCTGAGTTGAATACTTCATTGACAGAACGTGAGATGGAAGTGTTTCGGTTAATAGCATCCAATTACCAGACGGACGATATCGCAGCAGAATTGCACATATCACCTTGTACCGTTAATCGGCATAGAGAAAATATTAAAGCAAAAATCAAGGTGCGTAACGTGGGCGAGTTGATTGCCTACTGGCATCAAAATCAAATGAAATAAAGATTATGAAAAGTGATAAAGTGGAAATGAACAAAGGATTGCTCGAGGCGTGGCTTGGAGCAGTCCATGAGAATGATCTTCCTGTCAATATTCAGACGGGAAAAGAATTCGATGATTGTAATGGTGACCGGATGGTGGAGGTGCTGATGGAGTATGATGAAAGTGACAAGATGTTTGTTATGGGGGCTTTGAATACTACGATTAATGAGTGGGTTGGTATAGTTTGATTCGAAACGGAATAGAAATGAGTGAAACAAAAATAATATTAGATGCCTGTTGTGGCAGTAGGATGTTTTGGTTTGACAAAAAAAACCCTTTGGCTTTGTTTGCTGACATTAGGGACGAAGAATACATTCTTTGTGATGGGCGGAATCTGAAAGTCCACCCAGACATCGTATCGGACTTTACCGATATGCCGTTTTTGGATAAATCCTTTAAACTGGTAGTGTTTGATCCACCCCATTTGCTAAAGGTTGGCAAAAATAGTTGGTTAGCCAAGAAGTATGGTAAACTTCCTGAAGATTGGCCAAGGGTGATAAAAAAGGGAATTGATGAATGCTTTCGTGTTCTGGATGACTACGGAGTTCTGATTTTCAAATGGAATGAGGATCAGATAACAGTTAGGGAAGTATTGAGTGCCATCAATCGGCAACCACTCTTCGGCCATACTACTGGAAGACATGGAAAGACTATGTGGATGTGTTTTATGAAACTGCCAATTAACTAATAATTAATTTAGAAAGGAATGAATTATGAATAAAAGAACAATTCAAATAGATGTTATCGGTCCGATAGAAGAAACTGAATTAATGAAATGTAAATTGTATGTTGATGGTCGTGTGTGTGTAATCGGAATGTCACGATATGACTATGAAGAGTTAATGCGAGAAAAAGTGTTTATCCGGGATGGTAAGAGCGTTGATTCTGCTGGTGTGATAAACACGACTAACACTTTCGTTGAAGATGATTAATATTAAATTAAAAAGGAATAAAATTATGAAAACATTAACTGTTGGAGAGCTTATAGAAAAGCTTAAAAAAATGCCTAAATCAGCCAATGTATTTATGCTCACAGATAGAACAGAATCAAACTAGGATGAAGAGAACGCTAAATTTATACGTGTTCACGGGATTGAATATGTAGAAAAAGAAACTGTATATCCTGATGATGGATTTACGGATAGTGTGGAACTTAATGTCTTACTTGAAATAGAGGAGGATGAAATATGACAAAAGAAGAGGTTCTTAAATTGGAGAGTGAAGATAATAGAATAATCAACTGCACAGGCAATAAAATTGAATTTGCCAACGGAGACGTTTATGCCATGAGTTCACCAGGTAGATTGTTTTACAAGGTGAAATGCTTTGTACTTTAATTCAAAACTAAACCAAAATGAATACACTAGATAAAAATCAACGGTATCTTATTCATGGATTTCACTATGAGATAAGCAGGAATGGTGAATTATGGAACACCAACACCGGAAGACTGATAAGACCCGGTTCTGATGGACGTTACTTGCTAAGAAAACAGAAGCGTATGTATCGGTTCACTTTAGGCAGGCTCCTGTATGCGGTTGAGCATGAGGTATCCCCTGATTCCATAAAAGGGATAGTCATTATGACGGAAGATAGCAAACCGGTTCTGATGACACGCGGGGATTATTGCAAGAAAGTTATAATACCTTTCAGACACAGTTCTTCCCAAAGAGATCTGGTCCAACGCTATCGCGAGGCTGTCCGTATAGCCGAAGTTATGATAGACTTTTATGAAAAAAGTGATATGGAGGAAATGACATCAGCCTTTACCACTTACGAATCAAAGATCAAAGGCTATATGTATTCAGGAGGATTCACTAACAGCCAGGATGTTATAAAGGAAGCATGGCAAAGTATCATCACCCGTGTAATATCAGGTGTGTGTGAAAAGAAACTGTTCACAATTGATCCTTACAATTATCTCCGCCGGTGTGTACGCAGCTATTTCTGTGAAAGGAAAAGGGAACGTATGGCATTGGTCGGGACACCGGAAAGGCGAAAAGGGCAAATAACCTATGATGAGATTCTGGAAATGTTATAATTCAAATCGCTAAAAACAAAGTTCTGATGATGAATCAATACAGACTATATACTATCCGGGAATGGGAGCTGGCACAACCCGAGGGGGTGTCCTTCTTCCGGTTCTTTCTTACCGACCATTCCGGCGAGGTCCGCAAGGTGACAGGTGCCATTCGTGTGCTCAAGCGAAAACTGGTGAATGGAGTGATGTGCCGGATTCCGACCGACAGGCGCGTGTTTTGGGACGGATACGGACGCTGCTATGCAGGCACACATAACATTCGCAAGAGAGACTATGACATTCCCCTAAAGGCAGGGGGAGAGGCTGGTCTTTCCGAAAAAAATGCAACTCTGTAATTTTGTACCGCTAATATAAGACTCTATGATAAAAGCTTCAGATATATATGCCGCTTCTCATGATGGTCTGGATATCATTCTGTATTATTATCCACAGGCCGAGGGATGTGTTGATAACCGTAAGAAATTTAAGATTCGTCCGGACGAAGACGATGCGTCCGCATGCATACGCAAATACGGTGATTGTTACAAGGTGACCTGTAGATACTAATTGAAAAGTGCGCCAATATTCCAGTTGAAAATTGCGCCACCATAGGATAAGTATAATGACCTTTGTATAATCCAAAT